GGGCCAGTTCGCGCTCCTTGAGGGCGCGCGCGATGCGCACCTGCTGGAGCTCGTACTCGTTGAGCTCGTCTTTCGTCAGGCCGAGGAGGTCGATCTCCTTCTGCAGTTCGACGTTGCTTTTCGCGAGGGAGCCGAGCTCGTCGAGCTGCGCGCGCGACCGCTTGCTGAGCGCCTCGACTTCGGCGGTGCGCAGATCGATCGCCTGTTTGTTGAGGTCGTTGAACTGCGCTTGCGCGAGGATCTGGCGCTCGAGATCCGGCGTCAGACCCTTGATGCGCTTTTGCTGGATGTCCAGCAGCGCCTGCTCGTAGCTGGAAAGGTCGAGCGTCTTCTCGGCCTGCTTCTGCAGCGTCTCGAGGTAGCGATCGGCCTCGCTCTGGCGATCCTTGGAGCCGGTCGACTTCTCGGCGCCTGAAAACTGCAAGCTCGGTTTGCGGGCAAGGCGCGCGGACTCGGCTGAACTCTGGTTCGGATCTTGAACTCCGACCTTAGCGAACGTCTCGCGGACCAGCTTCTCGTACTTCTTCCCGTCTCGCTCGGTCGTTGCGAGGAGCGTCGCGTTCGCCTCGGCGATCGTCTGATTGCGCTCGCGCAGCGCGTCAGCGACAGGGCCCTTTCCTTCGACGATCGCCTGGCCGATCGACCCGAAGTTCGCCAGCGCCTGGGCGCCGAACTTCAGCGAGGCGAATTCCTTCTGCGTCTGTGCGACGAACCGCGTGATCTCCGCGCCGGTCTCGCCGATCGAATCGGCGAACTTCGCCAGGACGATCGCAGAAGACTCCGCGAAGTCTTTCACGTAGGAAGTGCCGGCGAGCTTGCGGCCCTGGTCGTCGATGCCGGCCAGCTCTCGCACGACGTCGACAGCGACCCCAGTGACGGCCGTGAGCGCCGGCAGCAGGTCTGTCGCGGCGGCCTGCGCGTAGGCTGTGAGCGTCGCGGCCAGGCGCTTCTGCTTGTCGCCGTATTCGTCGGCCAGCTCGATCTGATCCTGCGTCAGGATCTTCTGACGCCCGCCGGAGGCCTCGAGCTCCTTGAACAGGCTGAGCATCTGCGCGCCGTTCTTCCCGAACAGCGCCATTGCGACCGCGACCTTCTGCGCGCCGGACGTTCCCTTGTCAGAGAAGCCGGCGAACGCCTTGGACAGCGCGTCGATCTGCCCGACCGGGTCGAGCTGCTTGAACTGCTCGATCGGGATGCCGAGCGCGCTCAGGGCCGCGCCGGCCGCCTTCGATTCGTCATCGACGCCGGTGAGGCTCTTCGTCAGGCGGTTCGCCTGGGTGGCGACCTCCTCGACGCTGATGCCGGCGACCGATGCCGACACCGCCAGCGAGGCGAGATCCTCGGCGGCCGCGCCGGTCTGCTCCTCGAGATCCTTGAAGTCGCCAGCGGCCGAGACGAGCTTCTGGAATGCGACTGTCGCGAGCGCTGCGCCCGCGACAAGCGAAGTCCCGATCACGGTGCCCGCGGTCTCGGCCTGCTTCTTCAGGCGCTGCAGCGCTTTCGCGGCGCGATCGGTGTCGGTCTCGAACGCGCCCGTCCGCATCAACAAGTCGACAATGATCGAACCGGCTGCCATGGGTCAGGCTCTCTTCTTTCGAGGTGGGCGCACGCCGAGGGCGCGCATCATCTTCAGGTCGGACTGACTGTACCCGGTGCTTTCCGGCGTCTCGTTGCGCAGCCAGGCCAGCACCTCGTCGAGGCTCTTCGGGCTGGCTCTGGCGAGCAGCATCGCGATCGTCGGTTTCCCGTACCGGCTGAACTCGTCGAACGGCTGTTCTCGATAGAGCGCATAAAAGCGTTCGAACTCCGCGCGCGACATTCGCGCTTTCCACTCGGCGACCGTGCGGCCGCCGAGCGCGAGGGCTAAGTCGTACCAGCACCTGGCTCGGCTTCCCCTGGCTCCAATTCGTTTCCCGCGTCAGCCCGGTTCTCTGCTTCGATCTTCAGAACCTCTTCCTCGAGCGCCTTGCCGAAGCGCAGCTTCAGCTTGGCGGCCTTCTCGAGGTCGAGCAGCACGCCGTCTGGTCCGCAAACGCTCTTGGAGATGATGAAGGCCCGAGCCTTGAGGCGCACTTCGATGTCGTCGGAGCTGCGCATCGCCGAATAGCGCTGCCAGTCCGCATCCGACATCTCGCGGAACCAGACGGTCTGCGTGCCGGCTTTGCCAAGCACGACCTTGCGCTCGACCGGCGCCTCGGAGACGAACGCATCGTCGCCAAGCATCACGGCGCCATCACCAGGACGGTCGGGCCGCTCGGCTGTATCGAGACGGTGCCGCGCACGATCTCATCGAGGCCGATCGTGAAGCTCATGCTCGCGACGTATCCCTCGAGGTAGAAGTTCGTCCGGTCGGCCGGCGGCACCATCACCCCGTTGCTGTCCAACGTGGGCACAGACTCGGAGTCGCTCAGGCCGATCAGCCAGCCGACGACCTCGTTCGACTGGTCGAGCGCCCCGAGCGCCACGTGCGAGTCGTCGCCCTTGGCCAGAATGAACGGAATGCTGAGCTCCGATGCTTCCTTGAAGCCACCGACGTAGCGCCGGTATTGCCCGGTCTCGCTCAGGCAGGTGCGGTCGATCCGCCCCTTCGTGCCGGCCATGATGTTGTCGGCGCCGGTGGGACATCCCAGCTGCCGGATCAGCGGCACGCTGCTAGTCGCCTCGTCCACGAAGAAAACGTGGGTTCCCTTGGTCTCGAAGACCCCTTCGATCACGGACATGTCCGCTCCTTCAGATGCCCGATCGGTGGGCGTTGGTTGAGAAAAATGCGGGGACTCATCGGCCCCAGAAAGTCGCCTGGAATGCTATGCGCCAAAGCTTCGTTTCGCGCTCTTCTTCGTCGATCAGGAAGGCGGTGACGTTGACGACCTCTTCGAGCGCGTCGCGGCACGCTGTGGCCAATGCCGTTGCCTGCGCCTGGGTCACCGCCCACACGTCGAACTGAATGCTCTGCCGGTCGACCTTCGGGGGCGCGCTGAGCATCAGCTCCGGCGTGCCCACGACGAGGAACCACGTGACGTAGGGCGCCGTGCGTCGGTCCGGCGGAACCTTGTTCTTCCACACCCGCGTCGGGTCCGTGCCGATGATCGCGGTCACGTCCGGCGCCGCGGCGAGGATGGCCAGGACGTTCGGGAACATCAGCGAGCCCTCAGCGCCTTCTGCGCCGCGCGCTCGACGCCGGCGACCGTCTCGCGTTCGATGGTCTCGATCGCCGCGCGCGCCTTGCTCTGGAACGCGGTCCGCAGCCAAGGCTCGGCCTGCTGCTGGCTCGACCCGTACTCGAGGAGCTGCGCCGTCTTCAGCGTCGTAACGGGCTTGCCTTTGCGCACGTACGGCTTGCGTCGCACGCGCACCAGATAGCGTTCGCCCTTGCCGACCTTTGGCGCCTTGCCGCGCGTCGCCACCAGGTTGCGCAGCAGGAACCCGGTGCTCGTATCGTCTCCCTCGGCGCTCAGTCTCCCGGTGGCGCGCGCGAGGTTAAGCGCGGCCTCGCGCAACAGCACGCGAGCGCCTTTCAGGAGGGCCGTTTTCACGACGCCGCCGCGCTTGCTGACGACCTCAGCAGGCAAGCTTCGCAGCATGTCGTACGCGCCGTCCAGTCCTTCGAGGCGGATCACCTCAGCCATCGTTCACTCCGGTTTCGCACATCAGCCGCACATGGTGCCGCAACGTCGGGTCGGGCAGAACGGCCTTGATGTCGTAGACAAGGCCGGTCGTTACGTCGCGCGCCCGCATGCCGACGGCGATGACGCCATCCCAGCGCCGCATCGTAATGCGTGTCGTGACGCCCGCCTGGTCGGCGCTTGCGGCCAGGAAGTCGCGGCCGGCGATGGCCTCGATCGCCGCTGGGAACGGGTCCGGCTCCTCGGAACCGCGCACCGTCAGCCACTCCGGCGCGCCCTGCTCGTTGGTTTCCGAGTCGATCGACGACTGCAACGCCTCGATGTCGATTCGATGGCGCAGGCGCGGGGCCAGTTCGGTCGGGCCCATCAAACTCCCCAGCCGATCCTGTACGGATTCCACAGCTGTTCGGCGCCCTTGCGGTAGAGGTCACGCTTGGTCGGGTCGCCTTCGTAGCCGGCCTGCACGATCAGGATGATCCCCTCGACGATGTCGGGCGAGACCGGATCTTCGCTCGTCGGCACCTGCTCCGAGAGGTTCGTCGGGCACTCGGTGTCCAGGTCGACCGGGTAGTCGTAGGGCAGCGTCGGCAGCTCGGTCCGGTTGAGGTAGCGCAGGCACTCCTGCTCGGCAGACCGCAGCCGGCGCGTCAGGTCATCGTCGTCGTAGCTGTGCACGATGCGCAGCGCGGCCTTGACGTCCGAGAGGCTGATGGTCGTGGCTTGCGGCATCAGATCCTCCGCGCGAAGGCGTACGACTCGATGTCTTCACGCCCGCAGTGCTGCTCCATCACGTTGACCTCGAGCATCCGGAAGCCGTGCCGGTCCATGAAGTCGATGAAGCCGGCCCGCGTGAAGTACCAGCAGTGCTCGTCCTTGCGGAAGTGCTTCGACCGCACAATGTGCTCGGGCCCGCTGAAGATCGGCAGGCTGACGAACGCCACGCCGCGCACGTTGGCGAGCAGCGGCGCCGGGTCGTGGATGTGCTCGAGCGAATCCCAGAAGGTCGCGGCGTGGAACGGTGCGCTGTACGGATCGAACCAGCGGTCGTTCGTCTGCAGCCAGTCGATCGCCGCCGGGTTGATGTCGAAGCCGCGCGCGCCGCTCGCCTCGACGAAGCGGCCGCCGCCGATCCCGATGTCGACGACCGTGCCGGGCCGGCCCATCAGGTGCCGCGAAACCAGCGCGCAGCGCGCCCGCGTCAGCGCAGCGCCTGTCTCGGTCGCATCCTGCCGGCGATAGCGCGCCCAGTAGGCGGCATCGTAGGGAGCCTCGGTCACCGGGTACCACCCGATGCCAAGTTCAGGCAGCCATTGCAGGTGGCTTTCGCTCAGCGATTCGAACAAAGGCTTCAACGTGTCGCTCCAGGTTGGAGATCGTCTTGTCACAGCGGTGTGCGCGCTGGTCGCACATGCAGAAATGGTCCGGCTTCGCCTGAACCACCTTCGAAACATCCATGCGCGGGTCAAAGATCCGCTGCGGTCCGTTCATCGCGCCCCAGCCGCCATACAGCAGCAGCATCGGCACCTGGTAGGCGACGGCCGCCGGCACCAGCCAGCCGACCCCACCGATCACGCCGGCAGCCCCAGCGACCAGCTCGAGCAGATCCTCCAGCAGCAGCTCGCCGTGGTGGAACCGATGATGCGCGAACGGCAGCGCCTCGGCCGGCTCCTCGGCGCCCGGCTCGAGATCCGCGACGCTGATCACCGTGTAGTCGTCGCGCAGCATGTCGACGGCCCGGGCGATGACCCCGGGCGCGGGATTGCGCGAGGCGGCTGGCCACTCGGTGCGCACCGTCGCCGGCCGCACCAGGATGTAGCGCCCCTCCCGCGCCTCGACCGGCGGCCCGTCGAACGTGACCCTCGCCGGCGCAATGCCCGCGCTGCGCATCAGGCTGGCCAGGATCGTGTCCCGGCCGTCGTAGCCGATGCGCCGCGGCGCGGTTCCACGTGAAACCGTCGACCAGGTCAGATCGTCGCGCGCCGCGTTCTTCGACTGCGTGCGCAGACGCGTCGTCGGCCGGACGCAGCGCACGCCCGGCAGATCGGCATACAGCTGAGGCCACGACGTCACCAGGTGCACCGCTCCGAGCTCGCGCACGACCGCGCGCTGGTAGATGTTGTCGCCCAGGCCGAGCATGCCGCTCAGCAATCGCAAAGGGCCTCCTCGAGCGCCTGGCGCTGAAAGCACTGCAGCTTCGTGTGCCGGCTTGCGTTTCGCACCTCGGCGCTCTTCACGCGCAGGGCGAGCGCCTGGAACATCGCCGGCCACTTCGGCATCGAGCCCGCATTGCCGAGGCCGGCTGGGTGGTCTCCATGCCAGTGCCGCTCACCCTTCGGACCGCAATCGGCGTCGTAGCCGAGCAGTACGATCCGCGCGGCGCCGAGCTGGTGCGCCAGGCCGACGGCGGCCACGCCGCTATTGCTGATCTGAGGCGAGAACTTCACCTTCAGGATGCCCGGCACGCCAGCGGCCGGCGTGATCGGCGTCCCCTTGAAATCACGGATGACCTCGGTCTGATGCATTTGCCACCAGGCGCGGTCGACGAACATCAGGACGTCAGCCCAGGGCGCGAGGCGGAACGTCGTGTTGACGACGACGACCCGTCGCCCTTCTTGCCCTTCGCGCCACTGGCGAACGCGCTCGACGTCGTCTTCGGTGAGACTCGGGCCGCTGGCGAGGCAGACGACGCTGTCGCCTTGCCAGCGGCCAATGCTTTTCCCGGGTCGATCACCGAAGGACTGCGTACCGCGGCCAATGGCGCGAACTCGCCGCGCACAACGCGGACGAAGCCGCGCCGCTCGAGCTGGGCCGCCGTCATCTGCGGCAAGCGCACATCCTTCTGCTTGGTGTTGCAGGAGAACGGGCCGTGTACGAAGTCTTTCAGGATCTCGACCTGGACAAGCATCTCGGGTGCCTCCGCTTAGCTCGGCAGGTTGGTATTCTTGATGAACGCCTCGGGCCGATAGATCGCCGAGGCCAGTCGCTCTTCGCACCGGATCGTGATCATGTTCTTGATGAAGTCGTCTTCGTTCTGCGTCGCGATCTGAACATTCGCGTCTTCCTTGTCGAAGATCTGCGACGCCTGACGGAACGAGCCGACCAGCGCGGTGTCGACAGTCATCGCCTGGGTCGAGACAACCGGCCGGCCCCACAGCGCCGGCGTAGCCAGCGATTGCGGGTTCGCGAAGATGTACGCGCCGGTCGTGTCCTTCGTCAGCTCGATCGCGGCCCAATCGGACGGGTGCAGCACGATACCGGTCGCCGGGAACTCGGCGAGCTCGGCCTGCAGCAACATCAGGCGGATCACGTCGATGCGCGTCTCGGTGCCCGGCGGGTCGATCGGCGCGCTATAGGCGGTCGCCAGCGTGTAGATGCCGTCGAGGTTGTTGCCGGTGCCCGAGCCCTTCAGCAGCTGGGCCTCTTCGACCAGCGCCAGGCCGTAGCGCAGACGGAAGTCGATGAAGGACTGCAGGGCCGGCGCGTCGTCGAGGATCTGCTTCGACGCCTTCAGGTAGTGGGCGATCGTCACCACAGCCTGCTGAATCAGCTCGAAGGTGATCTCCGACTGGGGCTTCTGGACGGTTTCCGACACCGTCGCCGCGTTGTTCGTGAAGCCCAGTTCGCGCACGTACTCGATCATGTTCGAGGCAGTGCGGCCCGGCGCCATGAGGTCGCGCACGGTCATGCGACGGGTGCCGAGCGGAATGATCCCACCCACGCGGTCCGGCTCGACGAGAACGGAACCGGTGTTGAGCCCGGTCACCGCGGCCTTGATCTTGACCAGGAGGTTCGCGCCAGCGCGGTGCGCGCCGCCCTTGGCGATGTATTCCTTGAAGTCGTCGGACTCGACGAAGATCTGGCCCGGTGACTTCGGCTTCTCGTCCTGCGAGGATGCGCCGGCCTTCAGCTTGGCGAGCTCCTGCTCGGCCTGCTGGAACCGCGCCTGCAGCTCGCCTTGCGTGACCAGCGCCTGGTCGACCTTGGTGCGGGTCTCCTCGGTCATCTTGCCGTTCTTCGAGATCTCGGCGAGCGCCTTCGTGCCGAAGTCCTTGACCTCGTCGCCAATGCGCTTCAGATCGGCGTTGATCTTGACCGGGTCGAGCTCTTCGAGCCCGAGCACCAGGCCGTTGCGCGCCATATGCGCGAACAGCTGATCGTGGATGGCGAGCGCGCAGGCCTTGGCGAACGCGCTGAGCTTGAATTTCGTCTTCATTGCTGGATTCCTTCGAACGTGGGGAGGGAGAACGATGCGATCGCGTCGCCGGCCTGGCGAGCTTTCGCGGTGTGGTCCCCTGCCGAATCGCTCAGGCGTGGGGTTTGTGACTGCGGAGCCGAATCGCTCAGGCCCGCGGTCAGGTCTCGGAACAGGCGCCCCGCCTCGACGCGCGAGAGGCCGCCCTGCCGGCACAGCGCCTCGATGCGGCGTGCCGCGTGCGCCTTTGCCTCGGTGCTCTCGGTGACCTGGTCGGCCGGCAGCAGGTTGTCGGCGAAGCCCTGGTCGACGGCGTCGGACCCGCCGATGAACGTCTCGGCGTCCATCAGCTTCTGCATCGCCTTGATGTCGGCGCCGGTGCGCGCGGCATAGATGTCGGCCATGGTCCTGTCGAACGGCTCGAGGAAGTCGGCCGCCGCGCGCATGTCGTGCCGGTTGCCGATCGCGATGATCCAGCTGTTGTGCACCATGAAGAAGCCGGCGCGCGCGATCTGCACCTCGTCGCCGGCCATCGCGATAATCGACGCGGCCGAGGCGGCCAGGCCGATGACCTTGACCGTCACGGCGCCTGGATGGTCGCGAAGCAGGTTGTAGATCGCGAGGCCCTCGAACATGTCGCCGCCGGGCGAATTGATGTTCACCGTGACGTCGCCCTTGCCGATCGAACGCAGCGCCGAGGAGATGCGCTTCGCGGTCACGCCGCCGCCGGTCCATGGATCGTAGCCGATCGGCTCGTACACGCTGATGGTGTTGTCGGTCTCGCCGCCGTCGGCAGCGGCCTGCACCGGCGTCCAGCGCTCGAGCGCGCGCACGCTGACCTGCGACTCGACGCAGCGCGGTGGCGTGCTGTGCGTCGCGCTCGGTACTTTGCGGTTCTTCATGTGCTTCCTTCAGGGTTCAATCGGCGGTTCTTCAACGCCGAGGAAAGCGCGCAGCGCGGCGCGCGCTGCCTGCGCATCCGCCGGCGTGCCCTGCCCGAGCGCGTCGATCGGCACCATCGCGGACTGCACCGTCAGCACCGCGGCATTGCCGCCCATCGGCTCGCGATCCTCGAGCTCGCGCACCTCGTCGCGCGTCAGGATACCGTTGCTCACCATCACAGCATAGAACGCTGCACGCGCCTGGCTGTCGGCACGCAGCAGGCCCTCTACGGCGAACTTCGGATAGAAGCGCGTGCGCTCGGCCGGCGTCAGCAGATCCTTGCTGATCGCCTGCTCGATGCGGCGCAGCCAGGGCGCCAGGGTGAAGACGAGAAAGCCGATCATCTGCTGCTCGATTCCGGTGCCCCAGCTCGTCGACTTCTCGCTATGCCCGACCATGAACGGCGGCACGCGGAACCAGCGGCAGATCTCCTCGACCGAGAACGCGCGCGACTCGAGCAGCTGCGCCTCGTCCGGGTTGATCCCGATGTTCTCGACCGTCATGCCCGCCTCGAGCACCGGCGCGCCACTGCTTTCCAGCGACCGATCGAACGTGCGCGACAGCTTCTTGAACTCCTCGCGCTGCTCGGGTCGCAGCACACGGTCGATCTTCCAGACGTGTTGCGTCGTGAGCGAATTCTGGAACATCGACGACGCCGCCTGGCCAGCGGCAATCGCGGAGCCGAACACCTCCGCGCCGTAGCGAAGCACCGAGACGCCCTCGTTCCCGGACGTCGAGAAGCCCGGGATCGTCCAGACGCGGTCGCGCGGGATGTCGCGCTGCGTGCCGTTCAGCTCCCGGTACCGATAGGTCCGCTCGCCGCGCGAGTCACGCCCGACGGACAAGCGATTCGGGTCGAGAAACACCATGCCGACCGTCCGATCGCCGACAGTCAGGCGCTCGGCGCGCCCGTTCCCGCGCAGCAGCATCGCCGCGACCATTGCTTCCCAGTACATGGCCGCCGTGCTGTCGACGTTCGGCTGGTCGTGCAGCACGAACTGCAGCGCGTGCTGCTGCGCGATGCGCTTGCCGGCGCTCGTGCGCTCGTACATGTTCAGCGGCAGCGTAGCGATCGACTCGCTGATCAGCCGCGCGCATGCCCACACCGCGGACAGCTTCAGGACCGTCTGATCGTTGACCGCGACGCCAGCAGCGTTCGAGCCGCCGTAGAACTCAGACCAGAAGCTGCCGTCGGTGAGTTGGATCGGCACGCCGAGCCACTCCAGCAGCGCAGCCCGAATGCGCCCGGGCCGGCGCGCTTGCGTCAACGGCTTCATGCGACCGGATTGCGCAGGAACTCGTCGAGATCCTGCAGCTCTTCTGTGCGCGTCGCCGCGCCCAGGGCCATGCACAGGCCCGAGATCCCGTCAATGCGCCCCGTGGCGCGCAGCTTGTCGAGCTTGCGGTTGCCGGCCTCATCCTTCGCGGCGATGGCGTTCGCGGCGCACATGGTCAGCACCGGGTGGTTGCCGTGCGAGATTCGGTCGTTAAGCAATTCGGTCTCCAGTTCATCGATCGCCGGGGACATTTCCTTGAAGCCCTGCCCGAACGGCACGAGCGGCAGGTCATAGCCGATGCGCTGCAGCGCCTTTTTCATCACGTCCATGCGCCAACGGTCGTAGGCAACCGCCTGCACGTTGCAGCCGGCGAGTATCTCCCGAAGCTGCTCCGCGACGTAGTCGTAGTCGACCGACGCGCCAGGCGTCGCGCGCAGCAGGCCCTGCTTGACCCACAGCGGATAGGGCTGCTTGTCGCGCCTAGCGCGGTCGTGCAGCCCGATCGTCGGCGTCCAGAAGTACGAGCGGACGTGCCAGCGGGCCTCGAAGAACGCCACCATGACGAACGCCGTCAAGTCGGTGCGCGCCGAGAGGTCCAGGCCGCCATACACCGGTGCTTCTCGGAACGCTCGCGGGTCGGCGTCGAAGCTGTTCGCGATCCAGGCACTGCGCGGGATCAGCGGGTTCAGCGTCTCGACGCGCTGGTTCAGGTTCAGGTTGCGGAAGCCGTTCTCCGCGCTCGGCATGCGCTTGGCCTTCTCGGCCAGGTTGCGCAGGTCGTCCATCGAGCGGAACACGCCGAGCGCCGGGTTCGACGTCCGCCAGGCTTCCTCGTCCATCAGGTCGCAGTCCGCCGGCGCCTCGTACACGTGGCAGACCGT